ATGCCGATCAGGTACCCTCCGGGCTTGACCGAAACGCCCAGGGCCTTGATGGAGGCGTCAAAGGTCTCCTGGTCCTCGAATATGTAGTGAAGCGAAAAGTTGTAGCAGACGACGTCAAAAGGACCGGCAAAGGCTGCTTGGCGGATGTCACCCTGACCCAGGAACCAGACCGGGAATTTCATCTCGCTGGCACGGGCCTCGGCCTCATCGAGAGATTCGGTGTCCGGGTCGATGGCCGCCACGCGGGCCTTGACGGCCTTCCATTTCCACCAGTCCCCACCCCGGCCGCATCCACAATCCAGGACGAATGAACCTGGTTCGACGCAATCCAGGATGAGTTTACGCTTTTGATCGTTGTGAAGTTTGCGGAGAGCGTCCATTTGGCTTAAAAGAAAAGCTCCTTTTACTTTTAAATGGGTTCTCTCGAGCAGGATTACCTGACAGTGCCAGGACAGCTTTTTGCATGCATCTCTTTCGTCGGCCCCGAGCAGCCTCAGAAGAACGAGCAGCTGGGTATGAAGATCCGTGGGTGCTTCCCGACTCGTGACGAGGCGGCCCAGCACGCCAAGCGCCTGCAGAAGGATGACGCACTGGTCGACATCTACGTGGTCGACATGTACAAGTGGCTGCTGATTCCGCCCAAGCGCGACGAGATCGACAACGTCCACTACCAGAACGAGAAGCTCGAGGAGATTATGACAAAGTACCGCGAGAACCAGAGCGCGGCCTCCGCCATGTTCGAGAAGCGCAAGCGTGACATGATGGCCAAGCCCCAGGGCGGCGAGTTCCCGTACATCGAGCCGGGCGATGAGAACAGCAAGTTCTACACCAAGCCGGACGTTCCGCCGATTCCTCACCCAGCAGATCTGCTCGAGGACCTGAAGAAGGACTTCCCGGACAAGACGATGGAGGAGCTTGTCGCCATGGCGGACGTGCGCGTGGCCGCAGAGGTCGTGAAGCGCCGCGAGGCGGCTGCGGCTGCAGACGAGCCCGCCAAGCTCGAGGAGGTCAAGGAGGACGAGGATGAGATCGCCGACCAGTAATTTTCGTCGCTAATTAATAGAATGTTTTTCAAATTATTGGCGATTCTTATCGTCATGTTCTTACTCTTTATGGCGTATATGCGCTTCCCGCCCGCCCCGGCCAGGGTGTCACAACCCGTCGCGGCGTACGACAATCAGTACGAGGTTTTTAGAGATATGGAGCCCAAGACACAGACGCGTGAGAATCCGTGGATTGGTTTCCTTCAAGAGGACGTGCAGAAGAACCGCACGGGGCCTATAGGAAATTTTGTCGGCGCCGACTCGAGCTCGGGTAGCGCGCCGCTTTATATGGTAACCTGAGTCAAGGGAAGCCCTTGCTCCTGCGACCGCCTCGCTCACGAGTCCTCCGGACTCGGTTGTTTTACTTAGGCTGAATTACAATAGGGCGCATACTCACCACAATGACGCCGATGACAATTCCCAATAGAAGAATTGCCATCGGATTCGTATTCTTGAAAAAGTCGCCGAGGTCCACCTTCGATCTAGGCTCGTCGTGCATCACAGCCATCGGCTGAAAGTTACTTGGCGGGTCGTCCCGTGCCGGCCACTCGCTTTCCGACTGGGGCCGGGCGCTTCTTAACTGGGGCTCGGCGTTTCCGGTCAGGAACGGCAGATTCTCCGCCATCTTCTGTACTATCAGAATCACTCTCGCTTTTATCTGGCACTACGAACCCGTCAAGGTTGCCGTCCTCATCCGCATCATCTTCGTCGTCTTCCTCGTCAGAGTCCTCAAAAGAGTCGTCCGTTTCGCAATCGGACTCGTGGCTGTCGTAGTCTTCGGCGGCGTAGTCGTCCTCGACCTGCTCGATGGGCTCATAGCGCGTAGGAGGCTTGGAAACGCGTCCGGAGCGCGTGCGCGTCGTCGGCGCGTCACTGTCCGTGGGATTTGACGGGGCGGTCGCGCAATTCGGGTCCATTTTCTGGATAATCCATGATCGATTCGTTTAAGTACTTAGGGAAGAAGTAAATTCCACGTGATAGGGCGTTCTGATTGATTATAAACTCACCCTCATAGCCGAGTTCGTCCGCGATGCGATTGAGGTCCTCGGCGTGCTGCTGGTCGTCGGCGCGTCTGAGACCGAGGCCGATGTCCCGGACGTTTTCGACCGCGGCGTACAGGCCCTCCGACGCGCCTTCAAGATCGGACGTCGAAACCAACCGTTCGAACGTGTGGATGTTGGTCTGGAACCGCTCCCAACTCTCCGGATCGAGGCCCGAGAAGGGGTGGACCTTCGCCTCGAACTTTTTGAATCTGACACCCTGTCCCATTGGGAAAAATATCCATAAAAAAGCCAGAAGAAGGACTACCCACAATAGCAACATCTTCGAGTTGCTCTACTATTGATGGAGGAAGAATAAGTTTTGGACCTTGGAACTCGCGACACTCTTCATCGAGGCACTTTTGCGAGATGCGTCCTGAATGAATCGAAAACCACACGTGATTAGAAGTGTGCTCGCGCTTGATGTTGGCGCACCACTTCGAGTCGGTCTGGGCGAACCATCCGTCGTGTGCGTTTCGCTGGACCTTTTTGATGCGGGACCGCCCCTGCCCCTCGAGGTATCGCTGGACGAATCTCTCGAGCGCGTCCGTATTTTGTAAAAGTTCGGCCGGGCGCGTGGTTTCGTCCGTCCGGACGGCGAACAGGGCGAGAGTCTCGACGCTCGGAGCCTTTGAAAACTCGTGGCCGTCCAGGTCGCGCCACGGAATATAGGGATCGCCTGTGGGTTTCTTGTGGGACCAGAGCATACGGAGACCCGAACCGCCATAGACGGACGCATCGATCACCTGGTCCCATGGTCCTTCTCCTAGGCTCGTGATGATTTTTGATCTCAAATTAAGAGCCTCGGTCCGGGTCACGACGAGGTCCGGCCAATGGATATGGACTCCGGATTTCAAAAGGCCCTCACCTATAGGTCGGACCCTGGCCCTGGCTATGACGCACCGACCAGGCACGACTCCTTGAATTATAGAACAAAATTGCAAAAGTTCAGAATCTTCCAACTTGGTCGCAGCCTTGTAGTCAAAGTCTATGAAGAATTTGAAGAGTTCCGTCTTTTGCTCGACGACGTACAATTTAGTTCCAGAATTCACGAGGGAAATACATGCCTCGTAAAATTGGAGAGTCTCCTCGGGCGGGACGGACAGAATCCCGCCATCCATGAGGACGTGGGTCCCGGGTCCGTTCGGGACCCGCCATTTTTCCATTAGGGTTCCAGCGCCTCGGATCTTAAAGTAGACCACAACATCTAGGCTTGGAGACCGCGTAAATCTCCTCGGCGATGAGGTGGACGAGCCCCTCATTTGACAACATCCTGAGCTGTCGGAGAACGTCCGGATCGAGAACCGATTCGCTCATACGCACAATCTCACCCAGGACATAAAGGGACTTGGGGTGGTCCGTCCCGGTCAAGTATGTAATTTGTCTTATAATATCTATTGCGGTCGCGTTCTGTGACACGTTCTTGAGGACCGTCTTGACTATCACCACCGGGTCCATATCTATTACTCAATATCTTCGTCCGACGAGTCGACCGTCAGCCAGGCCCAAAACGGCTTGGGGCCTTTCTGACGCGCCTGAGCTTCTGGCGCGGCCTTGACAGGCTCGGCCTCCTGCTCGAGACGCTCAATTTCATAAAGCAATTTACGCATGGTCATGTCCTGGGCGAGCTTTTTCGGATCGGACCCATCCTTGAGAAGGGCTGCGAGTTCGGTCGCAAACTCCAGTTTGGATTTAGTCATTTCTATTAAGTGCGGAGCACTTATTTACCAGTCAACAACGCAAATTGAACGGCGTCTTGTGAGCCGTCCCGAGCGCCTGGAGAAATTCAGGGTTGCCGAGGACGTGTTGACGAATCATGGGCCAGAGATTGGGCCTGCGGCTAATCTCACTGAGGCTCTCGAATTTGCAATCGTCATTCTCGTCGTAATTCTTGCGGAACGGGACCTGGGAACACTCCATCTTTTCCTTTTCGTCCGTGAACCTTCGGACGATGTGCCGATGTTCTATCGAAGTCATGGGGAGATCGAAGACGTACACGTGATAGTGATTTAGCACGTCTACGCCATCTTCAATGTCCCGAGGTTCGGGA